GTGGGAGATGCACTGCCAAGTGCATCTCCCAGTGGGTCCTGACCGGCTTACGCCGGCCAGGGAACCGCTGAGACTCTTTTGCAAAGGGTGGCTGCCCAAAATTTCCCGAAACACAGGGAAGGATGGATAGCCGTAACACCCCAAATATGCCGTTTTAAGAGCATATGCGCAAAAGGTGGCCGAGGGATTACCCCGGCCTACTTGGTCTCTCCCACAGTGGCACAAGGCCACCGCCAGCAGCTAAAACGCTGGCCACCACCCAAGCTTTATGCCAACGCGCTTGGGGCGTCCAGAACGCTCTAAGTGTCTGTCATCTTGGCCTCTGGGTGGCTCCCAAAGGGAAGCTACGCTTTCGCGCAGCGTGCCAGGACGATAGCAGGGGACTAACTCGAGATGACTCTCGAGAACCCCTTGTGGTCTATCGTGCTCCAGCTTGAGTAGACACTTAAGCAAGGCACCAGTGCCGTCGAGCTCATCACTCGGCGCTTTGGCCTGCACAACATAGCCCCGAACTTGAGGGCTATGCAGGCTTGGGTGCATGCGTTGGGTTTCGTATCCCAGGCATGATACCCTGCCTAGCACAGAGGAGTCTGGCCCTACGTAAGGGTAATACTTAAGTATTCCCTTAAGTAGGTTATCCAGCCAACGGGAGGTCCTCCAATAACCAAGCATGTAAAGCTGGTTACGGAGAGACACCGTTGCGATCACCTCTGTAGCGTCTGCAATCGTGGAAGGTAACGCTTGCCGGACTCGGACAAGTGAAACGTCCGTTCCATTAAAGTATTCCTTCCCACAAGACTCTCTGAACCTTCCGGTCCAGAAAGACTTGTCCAGACCAACACGAGCACCAAAATGCTCGAGGGTCTGTACGATTGACAGCACATGGTCAACGGGGACAATCAAGTCATCCCCGAAGACACGCACCACATCCGAAAGGGATTCAATATCCTTTCGGGTCAGGGTCGTGTTAAGCGATCTCTGAATCCCAATGAAGATCAAGGTCAGAAAGACCATGGCTTCAACGGGAAAACAGAGCGCTGAACCCATAGACGCGTACTTGGACAGGCGTAAAACGCCATGTTCAGGTACCTCAGCCCGCCTAGAGCGAGTGGCGTCAATAGCCTCAAACAAATGAGGCCACTGACTAACCATTGCTCTGACGAGCTGATTGGAAACACGATCGGAAGCATCACTCAAATCGAGTGTTGCTGTTCGTCCATCGGACGAACCGGAACGAGCAAGACGCTGATTAGGCGTCTGATCGTCCATACCGATCAGCTTATAGAGGAGTTCATCCCGTCTATAAGCACTCTTGAAGCATTGCAGAAGAGCCTGTTGCGTGTATTGCATGCAAGCAGGCTCTATAGCAATGATTCGAGGTGTTTTCAACGTTTTAGGCACAGTGATGACCCTAACGGGCATCTCTGCATCGGGTTCGAGGATGTCAACCTCATCCAATTCTTCATAAAAATGAAGATTAGGGATGAGGTACTCGTAAGAGGGCATCTTCGCCTCTTCGAGACGACGGGTCCAGGTTCGTAGACGATACTTACCATTGCTGGTAAGTCTATCGGCTACTGCTCCGGGGCCATGTTTAGGAAGGAGTTGTCCATAATGGATATCCCTATCCATTTGGGTAAACGTCTCACTAAACAGCAGATTAGACATTTCTCGGAACTCAAGCACATCTCTGTGGTTGAGTACCGTGTCTATCTGTCGGACATCCTGCTCACACTCGACGTACCTCTGAAACGCCTTCCGGACTCGTTTCTCAGAGCACGGAAGCTCTATTTTGCCAAACATCAGCGTTAGCTGACGTATAGCAATTATAGAGTCGAGACAAGGGTCGTCGAGTAACACGCCCGTTTGCCGGTCGAACACACGGTTGAAGAAACCTCCTAGAAATAGGGGGAGACTTCCTCTTCCAGTGTTAAAGGAAGAGTGGATACCGGCCTGGCCTTGGTCCATCCACTTTTGGGTGGCTTTTCCAAGATCAGGCAAGGTTATCGTGAGGAACGATAACCCCTCGTGTTCGGTCCGCCTTCTGACGGTCTTAATGTCAGAAGTGGCGCTCGTGCGACACACGCTAGCCAATTCATAGGCTAGCTGGGACCAGAGTGACATCAGGCTTTTCATCTGCCCTCCTAATAGAGGTTACAGAATCCTTAGCCTAATTGCTCGCTTCTAGTGACCGTCTGTCCAACTCAAAAAGATGGACAGATCGTAGTCAATCAGAAGATTGACTATTAAACTCACCATGAAGCTAGTGAGTGTCACTAACAACCACAGACATGCCCAAAGGACATGTACCGCTACGGGAGATGAACCCTTCATATGAGGACCTTTGTAAGGAACTCTACGAAGGTGAATGCGAAGTTCGAAAGAATCATCATCGCAAGAGCGACTACTTTGTAGCCGAACTCTACGCGAAAAGTGATTCCTTCGATATCGGATTCACGTCGCCCGTAACGCCAATCAGCTACGTCACCTTTGTCCTTGTTTGGGACAATCTTGACGTCCGGGTCAGGCCTGTTAGCTCTCACCAGCAATCAACTTGCTGACGAGAAGGTCTGACGTCGCTGCCAGGGCGGTCCGAAAACCGACCCAGATGGCAAGCTGCTCCGCAGCCGTGTAACCCACCGTGGGGACATCAAGGACGAGATACTGTGAAGTACTCACCTTGACATTCTCCGCGGGGATAAACGGATCTGCGGTGACCTTGGAATGGTTGAGCCGGATCACATGCCGAAGCCTCTTCCCACTATCGTGGGAAGCAAGCAACTGCACCAGACCGTCAGCACTCTGGTAGACCGTCTCATCCCCGGAAGTGCTAATCCGGGGAAGTGAGATCGGAGTACCAGAAATGGTGACGGACTGAGGGTCGGCGAAAGCCATTAGGCATCACTCCTATGGAACTCGAGGGTAACCCGAGCCCCACTGTGGCGCTCGGTACGGTACGTCATCTACTAAAACACTCGAGTAATTCCGAGTGCAGTAGTGATGGCAAGTTGGCGCGGGCTGAAAGAATTCCAGCTCACGCCGAACCCAAATGGTGATGCCTTCTTACGCCGCTTGACTTCTCGCCAAGCGACGATAGGAGAGGCGTAGACGGTCTTCGGTAGATACCGCTGACCGCCATACAAAGAGTAGGTTATTGTCTGCAGTTCATACTGCATGATATAACCATACTTCATCACCAAACCGTCGACTGCCCAATCTGAGAGATTAGAGATAACATCTCCTGCATTGGAAAACCAGTCAACAGCCCACGACCAAGGAGTCAAGTTCCACAAGGCATCTGGAGTAAGTTCGAGCCCGAACAAGGGCCCGGCTTTCGCAGCCGCTTCCACCAAAAACTCTCGACTTTTATAGCCGACAGGAAGGTGGTAAGTGAATGCGCCAGAAAACCACGTGCGCTTTAGCGTACGGGTTGTCTTGTAGAGACTTGGTCTGTTTGGATCGTTCAAATCAATTAGCGCATCCTCGGTGGGCGAGTGAGTATGCCCATCGTAGACCTGCACTAGTTGCTGATTGAACGTTCTCTCTTCAGGGAACTCATATCTCCGTCGAACCACTTTACCAGAATCTCGCTCATATTGATCGAGAATCTTGTGTGCATTAGCGGCTGCGTACGCAAAAGAACGCACGTCACTAAGCAGTGGTTTCCAACCAAACTCTGAGTTGAGGTACTCACTGCCCGCACCGCGGGCAAGTGAGGCTCTCTCCTTCCAGGTTGGGATGCCCATCAAACTAGGCATTCCCTCCCGAAGAAGCTCACCGAGAAAGGTTGAAGCGGAGGCGACGTTGTTCGTCGGTTTACACCTAGCTACAGCGGTAGCCCCTTTGGCCGTCAGATCTTCTGACGTCCATGTAGGGATAGCGACTGTTGCTGGGTTTGTAGCATGAAGAGGTCCATCGTACTCAACTCGGACCTTCTCATTGCCGGTGATTCTTTCTCCGAAGAGCTTTTGTGAGGACGGAAAAACCGAACTCACTCCAGATCTTTCGGAATAGAATTCACCACCGAAGTCGCCATCAGCCACATGAAAAGGTGGCTGATGTCTATGGTTCTCGTCTACAGTATGCTGTAGACCCCTGGGACCATTAACGGTGTAAGTACCCTTACCATTGTAGACCGTTTTCACGGGTACAGTGGTGGCAGGGTACGGATACCACCGATAATGGCGCGTCTGCCATGCACCTTCCTGGTCAACCCAGTCAGGAATATGGCGTTTACGCACTCGATGTTCAAAGCCGTTAGGCATTGAAACCGGGCCTCCAGGGTAGAAGAGAAGTGGTTAGGTCCCGGAGTCTTTCGACTCCGCATCTTCCGTCTGATCAACGGAAAGATAACGTACAGCGCCAGGGGCCCCTCGCGCCGGCTTCCTTCTGCGGTTCGTCGAAGTTGACGAAGACGCCGA